CAAGTCAGATACATCATCAAGTCTTACTGGCTTTCTAACCAACATACCTGATAGCATTTTCTCGATTCGTTGCAAATATGGGACAACTGTTGATCTCGATAATCTAACGTCATATGAATCATCTGTCTCCCTGCTTTCCTGTGTCAAATACTTTCTATGCTCCGATCTGATCTTGTATGTACCTTCTTTTAAATCTGCGATTAAATCCCAGAAATTAGACATTCTTTGATAAGCAGCATTAGGAGATGCAACCGTTGTAGGGGCTACAGTTACAGGTTGATTGTAAATATTTAGAGAGCTATACACGGTTTTTCCTCATAGTATCATTACTTTTAATATATTCTAATACCAGTTGGCTTGCCTGCCCTTCCATAAAGTAAATTAAATTCTCTATAAATAAGATAACCAAGTGCATCTACATGATGATCATAACCATTTTGTTTGTCGGGATCTCCTGTTTTTTCATCATAACTTTGCAATTCTAAACATTCAATTAAACGAGAGCAACGGGCATGAATCTCCAAACGTCTTTCCCCTTTGCCGTTTTGTAATAACGCATTGACGGTTGCAACTCGATCTTTGATAAAGGGGTTGCTTTTGAGAGCCATTGAACTGAAGCCGTAACTTTCGAGAATTGCGATGTCTGTTTTTGATGCGTTAATCGTTGAACGTGCTGAACCACTTGCGTCTGGGTAAACTAATATTCTGTTTGAAGGATAACGCCTAAGTATCTCTTGTGCCAACGCATCTGTATCATTTTGTTTTGATATTTCATCTATGATAATTAACTTGTCTCCAGACTTGACACCAACAACGGCATTGCAGTTCATGACGTTAAAATCCACACCGATTCTTAATACCTCCATTTTTATATCAAAAGGTATTTTATTAATTACATGATCATTACGATTAAAACGATCATAAACCTGGCCGCTTGTAAGATTTACCCATTGACCTAACAAGTAAGCTTTTATTAACTGCGGTGGATAATTCTCATACAAAGATGGAATAAACGTATCTGGGAGATAAGGATTATCAGCAGTCTTTGCCTGAATCAATCCAGTGTCGGACTTTTTATTTTTTTCAAAAGTTTCAAATGCCCAGCCATGACCTTCAGGAGTTGTTGTTGCATAAAATTGCTGAACATTTCCAGATCTAAGTCTTGCAAGTGCCATATTCATAGCGTTTTCTGCCTCTCTTTTTGGAACAGTATCTGCCTCATCAAATCCAATTGCACATAAGTTTTGGCCCCGTAATCTTTGATAAGTAAGCATGGTTCTTAATAAGATTGTGTGAGTGCCTTCTTTAAATTCTAAAGTAAAAGATGGTAAAGGAGATGCTCTATAAGAAAAAGGTATTTGCCATTGGTCTAACAGTTCATTCATAGTTCTCACAAGAATGTCAACGAGCATACTGTGCGTTGGTTCAAACAGTGCTGATACATGACCAATATTCATTGCTGCAAGTATTGTTGCTTTTGCAACTAAACCGACTGTTTTGCCAGCACCAAAGCCACAGACAAGAGCTAATTTTCTATGGTCGAGATCATCACAAAACTTTGATTGATGCGGAAGTAAATCTTGATTAATACGTTCTATCGCCTCATTTGCTGTCGGTAAATCATAAGCACCGATTTGATATAAAACTTTTCCAGGTTGAACTGTATCTAAAATGCTCACGAAATAATCTGTGCAAGTTTAGCTGCTGTATTGATTGCACCAAGAGCAATATGTAAATGTCCTTTTTCTCTTGCTTCCACTTGAAGCGTTGCAGCTTGTGATAAAAGATCAGCCACCATTTGAGGTCTTTCCATATCCCAGTCGGCTTTCATCTCGGCTCTAGCTATCTCTAAATACTTATCTACAGTTCTTTCTCCAACCCCCCAGTTTTCCGAGGCATAACGAACACAGTCTGATCTACGGCCACCTCTAGCGATAATCTCGCCAAGTTTGCGTGACCTGATAACAGTTTCTATTTTTGTTCCTTTTTTAGCCATTACATAGATGTTACACGCAAAAGCGAAAATATGAATATATATGTAATTTGAGACTCATTTAAGACTAAGAGGTGTTCCCATGTTCTCATGTGTTCCCATAAATGCTTAAGAGTTACCTAACCCTATATATACCCCTATTTTACCTATTATTATATATATATATAAACTATAGAGAACATAGAGAACATATATATATAAGATAGTGATTTCAAGGGTTTTAAGCGTTCTCGGTAGTAGGAACAGAGGTAAGAACAGGTAAGAACCATACCCATTTAGGTGTTCCTTCCAACCGTTTTCTTTTTCGTTCATAATGTAAGGATTTGAGAATAGATGAGACATTCATTATGTCAGATTTTGTTTGTCTTTCGATTGGTTTCTCTATAGCTTCAGTTAATAAAAGTTCAATCGTAATATCTTTCATTCTGTTAGATGGATCATTTAAATAGTTAGTTACTACAGAAAGCCAAGGAGAATCAACCATATAAGAAAGGTTTTCTTTTTCTATTTGGTTTTCCTGTTCATAGGATAAAAAGTGCGATTCTTTATTTTTAAAGGCATAAACGGCAGCAGCCCAGATACTATCCCTTTCTAATTGAAGGGAGTCAAGGTCGATTGATTTGCTAGAGCAGGGTATTATATGAAAACGCCTATTTCCTGTATCATCTATCAATAACCCAGATTCTTTGTTTGTTGATCCAACAATAATTCCTCTTCTAGGCCATTCTTCAACAGCTTTTCCGTAAGGAACTCGGAGCAGGTCAGTTGACCTTGATAAAAAAGCCTTTATTGTTCCAGCGTGTTTCCTAGATGTTACGCCATCAATTTCTGACCATTCCATTCCCCATGAACGGTGAAGAACTAGGAGGTCATCTTTAGAAGAAATATCACCAAGAGCATCAGAAAAGAAAGGGCCAAATAATGTTTGCCAAAAGGAAGATTTTTTAATACCTTGAGAACCTTGAAGAACAGTGGCTGAGTCATGTTTACAACCTGGAATATAAACTCTTCTTACTGCATTTATTAAAGTAAGTTTGAGCATTATGTCATATATTGTTGGTTCTTTTAAATTTTGATCCTGTGGTCTTAAATATGTTGAGGCCAATCTATCTATATAAGTTGGTTGAATTTCGTTGTAACAATGATCAAGATAAAGTTTTACAGGATCATATTCATTTTCATGGGCTACTTTTAGAAGGCAATCAATAGCCATTTCTTTTGGTACTTTATAACCAAGCTCTGCAAGAGTTAAATAAAATAATTCAATATTTTTAATAACTTTGCCATCCATCTCTATTGAATGAGAAAAAGTGTTGAATCTAATTTCTTGTTTTAGATGGCGTAAAAAGTTTATAAGTTCTTGTGATGTAAGTTGTTCTAATTTACGAGGAACTGGTGTTGATTCCTCTGTTGGTTTTATTGATGTTGGGAAAGATCGTGGTGGTGGAGTCCAACCATCTTCTGATGCAAATTTCTGAAGAGTGCCTAAAGAAACACCAGATGATTTAAAAGATGCCCATTTTTGTTCACATTCTCCTGATTTATACTTGCTATTTTTTTGTGATAGTTGTTCCCAATCGTAAAGAAGCGAATTATCGCCAACTGAATGAGCCGCCATACCAATTTTTAACCAAGCATCGTAATCATCAAGGCGATTTGGATTTATTGATTGTAGAAGTGATCGTGCTTTATCAGTATCTGAGTTAAGAGTTTGTACTTGAGGAGTTTTTTTCTTTTTCTGCTCCATCATTTTTTGGATTATGGCAAAAGGAGCTTCTGCTAACTCAAGATCAGAAGGTGAACGACCATCCATCCATCTATAACCATCAGTTTTGGGATGTTTACCAGATACTATTGACTGTGTACCGTTCCATCTGAGTTCAATTTGTTCAACAGAACCATCTTCATCTTTTACACCTGTTTGAAACTTGCGTGTTTTAATTTTTGACCAATACTTTTCTGGAACTTGATAGATTATTTGAAACCTACCGACCCGACCAGATGTAACCATCCATGATGGAGGAAGAGAGGAAAGAGAAAACCCCCATTCACTTAATATTTTTGCCGCTGAAGGGCCGTCATGATCTAAAAATAAAAGGCCGCCTGATGGAGTACCGCAACAAACCCCTATTCCTGTTGATCTGTTAGCAGAAATTTCCTTAAATAGTTGTGAACGTGTAAGAGGATTATTTTGCCAATCATTTTGATATGGTCTTTTATTTTGAACGGCAACAAAGCCCCAGTGCTTCGGCAAGCGAAACAATTCTTCTTTTGTATCCATTGTTATGCGGCCTGCTCCATTTTTTCAGTAACTATAAGCCTAAGCAAACAGGATCTTGATTCAGAACCTTTATTATCATCAAGCCATTTTATCTGCCCTTGCGAAAGTTGAATATTAATGGTTTTTAAACTTTGATCTTGTTCCATATTTAGGGTTGATTATGTGTAACTATAGGGTAAGATACCACTAAATATAGTATAGTCAATGATTAAATTACGAGAATATCAAAAAGCAGCAAGTAGAAAATTGACCAAGCTGTGTCAAATAAAAAAATGTGCATATTTGAGTGGTGAATGTAGAACAGGTAAGACATTGGTAGCATTATCTGTTGTCAGGAATATGGCACTTGAAAAGGTGTTGGTGATTACTAAGAAAAAGGCAATCCCAAGTATAAAGAGTGATGTTGAAAAGATGAATCTTGAAAAGGTAGTATTAATAACTAACTTTGAGCAGTTAAAGAATTTTAAAGGGTCAAGCTGGAATATGATCATTGTAGATGAAGCTCATAGCGTAGGTGCATTTCCTAAACCATCCCAAAGGTATCAAAATATATTACAGCTTAGATATAACAGCATTATTTTAATGAGTGGAACACCAAGCCCTGAAAGTTTTAGTCAGCTTTATCACCAATGGTCTTTAACTCCTTTTCTGTGGAGTAAATATCAGAATTTTTACAGATGGGCTAGTGACTATGTAGATGTAAAAGAGAAAAGAGTTGGTACTGGTGTTGTTATCAAAGACTATTCAGATGCAAGGCAAAGCAGAATATTAAAGGACATTGAACCTTATACAGTGCAGATGACCCAAAAGGAGGCAGGCTTTACTCAGGAAGTGGAAGAGCAAGTACATCTTGTGAAGATGTCAAGAAGAACATATAGGTTGGCGTTAAGGATTATAAAAAACGGTGTAATTGGTAAACCTGGCAAAAGATCTGTTGTTGCAGATACTGGTGCAAAAGTTATGAGTAAATTAAGGCAAATTTATAATGGTCACGTTATTACCGAAAATCATGGTGCGGTTGTATTTGATAAAAGCAAGATTGATTATATAAAGAATAACTTTAGTGGAAGGATTGCTATTTTATATTGTTTTATTGCAGAGGGCAAAATGCTAAATGAAAGTTTTGGACATAGAGCAACAGATGATCCAGATATATTTAATGCCGTAAGCGATTCTGTTTTTATTGGTCAGGTCAAAAGTTGCAGGGAAGGTGTTAATTTAAGTAGTGCTGATCACTTGATTTTTTATGGCATTGACTATTCTGCACTAAGTTATTTGCAGGGTAGAGAAAGGGCAAGTTTTCTTGGTAGGGATAGAAAAAATAAAATCCATTATATTTTTGCAGAGAAGGGAATCGAGCCAAAAGTTTTTGAGGTAGTACAATCAAAGGAGAACTATACGATTAATCATTATCGTGATCACAGAGCAGCAATATCAGAAGAAGCTAATCGACAGATACGAAAAGGAGGGCTGGACAGTAATCAAGTTAATTATGTGCAACAAAGCTGGATTACCTGATTTGATTTGTATAAAACCAGATGAGGTTAAGTTCATTGAGGTAAAAGGGCCAAAGGGCAGATTAAGTGAAGTACAGAAATATAGGATTGATGAACTGAAGGAGAAAGGATTTGATGTACAAGTAATGAAACCTTGTTGACAGTTGTTGACACTTGTGTATATAATAAAGGTAAATCAACCCCTGATTCAAATGGAAACCAAAACCTACGAACTAACAAAAAAAGAAGCAAAAGTTGCTGAGTGTGGCGAAATCTGTTTTAGCAGCTTTCACGATCCAGAACTTGGCTACCAACACTTTGATGGCGACCCAGCTTTTATGTGCTTCACCTTAGAGGAAGCTTTAGAAACTGGTTATACAAAGCATCAAATTGCTGGATTGATAAGTAGTCTTGAAGCTAAAGGAGTGATAGACATAGAGCATAGATGCCCTATAGTTGAAGGCCCAGACTTATATTGGTTAAACGAAAAATTTATTAATTATTTAGCAAGAAAAAATACACAAAAGTAAACCTATCAACCCCATTTTAACTAATGGGGTCTTTATTCACTTCGCAAATTATTCCAATGAAAACTATCCAAGAAATCATTACAAGATACAACGAACTTGAAAACACAAAAGCAAACTTGGGCAGACCAAGAACTGAGGCTGAGTGGCTTGAGACACAAAAGCTTGAGGAAGAGTTTACAAACCACCCTGACGCAGATGACACCTGTACTTACAAAGGTAATTTTGTAATGAGATCAGATGTATCTGTTGAAGATTATTTAAACCAACAGGAGGCTAAGTAAATGAAAGCTGGACACTATTTAAAATGGGCTGAAAAAGCCTTTCCTATTCTTAATAAATTCCATTCAAGAATGTTTGAATTAGGAGGAGAAGAATCTGACCTCTGGAATGACGATCTTAATTGCAGATTCTATGATCTTGAAAGATCATTAGATGATGATAATTATGACGGCTGGGGATACGATCGCAATGGTTATTTCTATCAACTTCAAAAAACTGATGAACGTATTGAAGGTTGTGATGATCAAGTTGAATATTATCTTAAGGAAATTAAAAACCTTAAAAATAAAATTAAAAAGACTAAAGAAAGAAAAGTTGAACTACAAAAGTGTAAGGAAAAAATGATAGTTGATTTTGATATGGATTACAAAACTATTGAGCAAAGACTAACTCAAGAGTTCCCAGAGTTTATACCAGTTGACAACTGTTGACCATTAGTTATTATTAATTTACCCCTGAAACCAACCCCATGAAACACGCTTTACTCTATCTTTGCATCTTTGGCATCGGCTATCTCTCAATCTCAGGTTCTCTTCTTCGTTCTACCCAAATAGATTGCCATACATTTAACATCGAATCTGCGTGTGAGGAGCTTGCCAAGCGATGAGAATAGAATCATTAAAAGAAAGCGAATGGCTAGAAATTGTAGATATAATTTCTGCACATTGTCCTAGTGAACCAATTATTGAAAAATTAATATTAGAAATAAATAATAGAACGAATTTATTTGCTATTACACATGAATTTTTTTTAAAAAATAATTTAAATCCTGTATTTTTTCCACATCGAAAAACTATTGAAGCTTTAAAAGACGGACATGGTTTAACAAAAAGATTATCTTTATATTCTTCTGTAGAAGGGAAAGGAATGGTTCAATTTAAAAAAGATTATCAAAAATATATTTTAAAACATTATTCTATTAAAAGAAAAAACGATGATGAATGAATATGAACTTGGGCTACGCTTCGATAAAAAACCGAGGAAGAAGCGACCAACCCCTGAACGCCCCAACCTCGGCACTTCTACTTTACCTATGACTGACAAAGAAATCTTTAACACTTTTGCATCTGTAATTGATTGCCCTAGAGCAACACCATTTTTAAAACGTCTTGCACAAGCTGGACTTGTGGCAATGCCTGAAGATAAAACATTAATTTTAAGAACATGGCCACACATAATGATGCA